AAGCTGTATCGTTTTTGATATCAACAAAATCTACGTTACGACTTTCTACTTCCCACATGAGGTAACCGTGAACACGGTCTTCAGCGTGATTCTGCTGTATCAATGAACCTGGGTACGCTATAGTTTTTTGTGGATTTAAGAATTGTCGTTTGTGTATATCTCCCAACATGACCATATCGAATCCCCTAAAAGAATCGACAGTTACGTTCTCGTTTTCTATCAAGAATCCTGCTTCTGTTGTGCAGTTATTGACAGGGCCGTGGAAAAGAGCAATCTTTATTTGAGAATCTTCGAAAGGACGAGGGTAGTTCTTTTGCTCGTCGAATACTGACCAGTGGTAGAAATCAGTGTTCTGTAACCTAACAATGGCAGAATCCTTAACGTATTCCAACCTATCGTTGTTAAGCGCGTTTACTATCGGAGTAAGAGCGTCAAGACGGTGGGAATTGTTTAGGTTAGCATCGTGATTTCCAGGTATGAGAATCACAGGGGCTATGTCACAGAGGTTAGTCAGAAACTTCTGAACCTCGTTGAATAGCTCAGGCGTAACGTCTGTCTTAGAGTGTACTATGTCACCGGTTAACAGTATTAAATGATTTTCGTTTACTGATTCTCTCAGTTTATTGTAGAGGTTATCGAATACGCGATTGTATTCTTGGTGTCGCTTGTAGTTTCTTATGTGAATGTCGCTGATGTGGTGAACTACTTCGACCTTCTTTAGTTTGAGCTTAGACTTTGTTATTTCCATCATAAATAGTTATAGCAACTGGATCCTCTTCAACATCAGTTCTGAGAAAGACAGAGGTTTTGCTTTGTGCAACAGCTTAGTCATGTTCTCGAAACCGAGGTCTGAAGGATCTTTGCCTTCTAGTTCTATCAAATAAACTTCTTTACCGTGATTAAGTAACTGCTCAGAATAGGCGAGTGCCTCTTTGAGTGCGTCCTTATCTAAAGCTAAATATACAGTTTTTACCTCTGATTCGACTAATTTTAGCATTAGTGACTTGGGAATTGTTTTACCGAAGAGAGGTATCGCGTTTCTTTTTATGGCGATAGCATCGAATATGCCTTCGCAGAGTATTACTGGAACCGACCAATTGACGAAGTATTCTAGACCGATGATCTCTGTCTTTTGCACTGAAGGCGCATCGTACTTTCTAGAGGGATCCTTTTCGAACGAGCGTGCGATGAAATAGTTGACGCTGCCGTTCTTATCGTAAGAGGGAACTATAACGCGATTGCGGTATCGACCTCGCTTACAGTATCCTATGTTGTACTTGACCACATCGCGATCTGTTATGCCCCTGTTTTTTAGGTAAGCGACAGCGTGTCTAGCTTCAAGAGAAGAATCGGGTTTGACCAGAGAAACGAACTCTTCGGGAAGCCAGACTTTGTTTGTCTTGACGTCGTCTATCTTTGTGTTGTCGTTCTTGAAGTAACCCTTCATTTCAAAGATCTTCTCAGGAGGCGCTTCCAATTTCTTCAACAGAGAAACGGGAGTTTTGCCTTTGGTCGGAGGGTGGCAGGTCCAACAGTTGTATTGGCCGCTAACCACGTTCACCACAAGTTTGGGTTTGTGGTGCTTGCAAACGGGACAGTGAAAAGAGTAGTTCGGAGTGTTTCTATCGCGTTTGCCCTTACCAAGAACTGTTTCCAAAAGGCCCAATACCAAAAGTTCGTTTTGTTCCATACTAGAACAATATACCAAAATTGGCTAAAAAATAAAAAAATAATAAAAAATGTCGTGCACTATTATTTTAAATTTTTGTGCAAAGTGATTTTAAGTTATAATTAATACCAAGGGGACAAAGGGGGAAACATGGAAGACATAAAAGCAGAAGAGCTAGGGGGGAAACAGCTATCAGAAAAAGAAATAGATGCTATTTATATGTATCTGGACATGTACTTTGATTCTATGTCTGAAGAAGACAAAATTTTTTGGACAGAAGTCCTTTCTAAGATAGACAAAGAATTCTATGAAGATTAGAGTATTGGCTCTTTACGGATGCGGAAGGTGTGAGAAGATAAAAAAACAGTTCGATGACTGGAGAGTGAAGTACAATATAGCTTATTGCGAGAACGATCCATCTAATTGCGATTGCGTTGAATCTGTAGTAGAAACAAAGAATTACCCTATAGTGATACTGGAAAAGAACGGAGAGATGTTGGAGATAGTTTATTTGACTGACTCTGGCCAAATTTTAATGGAAGGTAAAAAGAAGGTATCAGAGATCTTGACTGTTCCAAACCACTCGGTAGATGGGATAGCATTATATGTAAAAAATCGTTTAAATTTATAATCATGAGACACAGAGAATTAGTTTTAAAAAAATTACAAGAGTTGAAGAATCTACTTAACGGAGAGCGAGCTCTAATATCAACTGCTAGATCGAGAGAAGAAGTCTTCCAGCAGATTGAGAGAATTGAATTAAAAATTCAAGAGATCGAAGTAATGATTAATAGAGAAAACCAAGATTGGAACTAAAAAACAAACAATAAAAGTTATGAACAATAAGTTATCGCCAGAAAGGATGTTAGAGAATCTCGATAAGTTTTATGCTTTAATAGACAAGTATATCACTGGAGATAGGAAAGAAAAGCTAAAGAAGCATTACGAATCCATTTCTACTACTCTTACAATGAGTCCAGCCTCATCAAAATCTGAACACCACAACTGTTTCCCAGGGGGATATTTGGACCACGTTCTAAGGGTTGTAGAATCGGCTTTGATCATGGATAAGGTTTGGGACAAGTTCGGTCAGAAGAAGACTTATACTACTGAAGAATTGGTTTTCTCTGCCATTAACCACGATTTGGGAAAGCTTGTAACAAACGACAAACCCTTCTACGTTCAGAACGATGACCAGTGGCAAGTTGAAAAGCGAGGAATACTTTATAAGTTCAACTACGATAACCACATGAGAGTAGCAGACAGAAGTCTTTATGCTCTCCAACAAGCTGGAATCCCTATGAGCGAAGCTGAATACATAGCTATAAAGATCCACGACGGTTTGTACGAAGAGGCAAACAAACCTTACCTGTTGACTTTCTCTCAAGAAGCTCACCTTAAAACCATGTTGCCTCACGTTTTGCACCAAGCAGATCTAATGTCAAGCCAAATAGAAAAACAATATAATAACTAATATGGAATACGGAATAGCAGCGCTCGTCCTATGGATAGCGACATTAATAGGTTACGTAGTTTGGAACCTTTACAATAAGAACAGAAAAATGGAGGAAATGGTTGTCAGACAACAGATCTTCATCGACGGAGTAAAAGAATGCATGAAGGAGATCAACGTGGCAGCCAACCAAATCGATTCCAAGATCTGGGTTCAGTCGGATCCCGAGTTCTTATTGCTTATGGAGAACGTAAAAACGATGCAGACAAAGATAAACGAATTCATCGGGGAATAACATGATAGACAACGAGCTGTTGACCAAGAGCGGGAAACCGAGGAAGAGAAAGCCAAAGGTAAAGAACAACTACTTCACAAAAGACACAGAAGAAGCAATTCTCAAATACAGGAAGTGTCAAGACCCTCTGGAGAGAAATAAGATATACAACGAAGAGATTCACTACGGTTTCTATAAGCTTGTAGAGAACATCATCCACACATTCAAGTTCTATTATACCGAGGTTGACAACATAGAGGATCTCAAGTACGAGGTAATTTCTTTCCTCCTGCAAAAGCTCGATCTGTACAACCAATCAAAAGGCAAAGCCTATTCCTACTTTGGTACGATAGCCAAGCGTTACCTGATCATATACAACCAAAAGAACTACAAGAAGTTCTTGACCAAAGCGGAGATAAAAAACGAATCAGAGAACGAAGAGAACATTTTGAACTCTGCGCTCGAATCTCAGCAACCAGAACTAGACAAACTGGACGTTGTGGAACTGTTCATCAAACACGTTGACGATAACCTCCTAGAGCTGTTTACCAAAGAGGACGAACTCAAAGTGGCTGACGCTGTGCTTGAGATCTTCAAAAAGAGGGAGAACATAGACATATTCAACAAGAGAGCTGTTTTCATATACGTCAGGGAGATGACAGACGCAGAGTCAAACACAATCACCAAAGTCATAAAAAGGCTAAAAACAATATACAAGGAGATACTTAACGACTATCTGGAAAACCATGACCATTGATATTTATTCTAAAAACAAGTCATGGAACTCGAAAAAGAGATATTCAAAGGTAAAACTTTAGCCGAACTGGTAGAAGAAGTATACAACAAACACAAGAACCAGGACACGCTCATAAAACAGGAGATCTCCCGTTTGGCTGACATGATCGAATCCCCAGGCGACGCCATAGTCATCGTTCCACTTTTGAAGGGATACGTGGATTCCAGCCTAAAGAACGATGAGGTGCTAATGAAGATTCTTACCCTTTTCCAAAAAGCAGAAGAGAAGAAGAAAGATAATTCTGCTGATTCAACTGGACTTCTTACAGAAAAAGATATAGAACAGCTATTTAGCGAAGTTACAGATCTTAAGGGAAAGAGTTTGAAAGAATTACCTAGAGCATAATGTCAGGATACGTATTTGGATTAAAGTTTAACGGAGATGCCGGACAAAGAG